GAACGAATGGTATCGGCGCATATTAACTATCGTGCAAAGGTTATTTCCTGAGTTGAAAATTTCATCAAAGAAGATGTACACTGTGTTGGATATAATAAAAGGAACAAAAGCCATTATGGAATACTCGCGCGAGAACATTGGTCCAATGATAGAAACCGTGTTAAATAGTCTATCTTTAAAAGAAATAAATGTGGTTGTGCAACATGTAAATAATTATGCAAAGACACACGCAGTAGATGTAAAAATCACAACATCAAACCAAACAAAGCAGATGCAGATAAAGAAAATCGCCGAATTTTTGGAAAAAATCAAGAAGGAACAACCGATGATTTTATATGATTTATATGACAAGGTAATGGCCGACATAACACAATCATCTTTGACGAGAATAATAACCGATACTGAAACGTTAAACAAGAACATAAAGAAGGTAGAAAATAATCTCTCAGATGTCCTATCCGTGCTGGATAATTCCATATATGCACATCGGCGGGCGAAGAACCAAATAATGAAAATAATAGGACAATGGATGAACGGCGAACAAACTGGTTATTGTTTTGGGTTTGAAGGCTCGCCTGGCATTGGCAAATGTTTCAAAAGGGATACACCTATTATGCTATCAAATGGAAAAATAAAGATGGTTCAAGATATAACAACCGATGATAAATTGATGGGTGACGATAGCAGACCGCGTAATGTGTTGGCGTTGGGTAAAGGAAGAGAAAAAATGTATCGCATAGAACAAATAAAGGGCGATGATTATGTGGTAAACGAAAGTCATATACTTAGTCTTAAAATGACAAAACCAAATCTAAATGGAGACAGACATAAAACTATACTGGGAAGTCGCTATTATAAAAACGATATAGTTGATATATGCATAAAAGATTATTTAAGTCTGCCGGCATCTTTGAAGGATTGTTTGAAAGGATACAAAGTTGGAATAAATTTCGTAGAAAAGCAGCTAGATATGGACCCATATGCATTGGGTTATTGGTTAGGAAACGGTGACAAGTCTACGTTTAGAATAACAACAACAGACCCTGAAATAGTAGAGTATTATAGTAAATATGCCCAACAACACGGTCTGCAACTTAACCAAGGCAAAATGGGAACCAAAAATGAATTTACTTATCATATTACAACTGGCAAGAAAGATTATTCAAGGAACGCGTTTTTAAACATTTTAAAAAAATACAATCTCATCAACAACAAACATATTCCGGATGTGTATAAATGCAATTCAAAGGAAAACAGACTAAAATTGCTTGCAGGTTTAATAGACAGCGATGGATACCATAATCCAACGAACAATAGTTTGGAAATCACTCAAAAGAATAAAATATTAGCTGATGACATATTATTTTTGGTAAGAAGTATTGGAATGCGTGGAATGATGCAAGAATGTGAAAAATCGTGTATGTATAATGGTGAAAGAAGATGGGGAACATATCATCGTATAATAATAACCGGCAATGGACTTGATGAAATACCTGTATTATTACAACGTAAAAGGGCCCGCCATCACAAACAAATAAAAAATCCTATGAATACAGGCATTCGAGTGGTTCCATTGGACGAAGATGACTATTACGGATTTCAAATTGATGGCAATTCGCGATTTTTATTAGGCGATTTTACGGTTGCACATAACACATCACTCGCCAAGAAAGGATTATCGCATTGTTTAAAGAACGCAGATGGAAGTTCTCGTCCATTCGCATTTATTGCGTTGGGTGGGTCGTGCAATGGTTCCACGATAGAAGGACACGGCTATACATATATGAACTCAACATGGGGCAAGATAGTAGACATATTAATGGATGCAAAATGTATGAACCCGATCATTTATATTGATGAACTGGATAAAGTAAGCAAGACGGAGAACGGGCGCGAGATAATCGGCATATTTACCCATTTAATAGACCAAACACAGAACGATACATTTCAAGATAAATATTTCAGTGGCATAAACATTGACTTATCAAAGGCTCTCTTTATATTTTCATATAACGACCCTGACCAAATAGACCGTATATTATTGGATCGCATACATCGCATCAAGTTTGAGAACCTAACATTAGACGACAAAATGGTAATAGTAAAGAAATATATATTGCCCGAGATAAATACCAAAATGGGGTTTGATAATATCGTGGATATATCGGATAGCATGATAGAACACATAATAGAGAAATATACATTGGAGCCAGGCGTTAGAAAATTAAAAGAATTATTGTTTGATTTATTTGGAGAAATCAACTTAGATATACTGAAAAACGCAAGTGATACGGACATTGAGTTGCCTATAATAATTACCGAGGACAACTTGGAAAATAAGTATTTAACAAAGTATCATAAAATTACCGAAAAAACGATACATAAGGTTCCCGAAGTCGGAATAATCAACGGGCTCTGGGCGAATGCACTGGGACGAGGCGGAATAATACCAATACAAACTCTGCTATATCCATCTTCTTCTTTCTTGGAACTAAGATTAACTGGATTACAAGGTGACGTGATGAAGGAAAGCATGAACGTTGCCAAATCATTAGCGTGGAACCTAACACCAAACGAGGTCAAAAAGGATTTATTGGTACAATTTAAGGAAACACAATGTCAAGGACTACACATTCACTGTCCAGAGGGGGCAGTATCAAAGGACGGTCCATCGGCGGGAGCAGCGATCACAGCAGCCATATTTAGTATATTCAACAATAAAAAGATAAAGAACAATCTAGCAATAACTGGCGAAATCAATTTGCAGGGAGAAGTAACTGCGATTGGTGGTCTAGACATGAAAATAATCGGCGGTATACGTGCGGGTATAAAAATCTTTCTATATCCAGAAGCAAACCACCGCGACTTCCTAGAATGGAAGAAAACCGCAAAAGTGTCCGATGGCATAGAGTTCTATAAAGTATCCACAATTCAAGAAGTGTTTAATTACGTTTTTACAAGTACGTGAAAAACAAATGTGCAAGTATAGTATAATAGACCCGATGTTTGATTTAAATTTATTAGTATTTGGATACTTGTTTCTGCGTCTGGCACCATTCATAATCGCGTGTTTCTTTACACTGGCTTCATTATTAAACGCGGATTACAAAGGTGTAGTATATTTAGCCGGTTTAATTCTATCGACCGCGATAGTTATGATGTTCTCACCGGTACTCACAAACATCGCTAAACATACGTGGTGGACAGATATGTTTGATGCACCCCCGGCACCAGCCGATATATGCAAAGCGTTTTCGCTCGTAGAAGATACTTCACTTCTGCCACAAAGTCAATCAATGTTGGCATTCACGTTTGTATATTTACTTTACCCAATAATAAAGAACAGCGTGGCTGCTATGAATGTGCCAACACTCATATTTTTCCCAGTATTACTAATATTTGATTTTGTGTGGAATGTTAAAAATTCGTGTTATAAGTTTGGACAACTGGCTGCATCACTTGTATTGGGTGGTTTGATGGGTCTATTGTGGGCACTGTCGGTATCAAGTGGCGGAAAACAGATGGACATGTTATATTTCACGACGGGTTCTCCTGAATTGGTAAAATGTTCAAAGCCGAATACATCCACGTTCAAATGTTCTGTATACAAAGGCGGAAAACTCATTACAAAAAATATGTAAATTGATGTGATTGGCCAAATATTCATAAAATGATACAGTTTTGCGGTATTATTTTATTCAATTATTTCGATTTTGTCAATATTATCAACAATCCATCGTTTAACTATTGCGATATTACGCTGTCGATACATCTCATCCGCAATTAAATGAATGTTGCGGGTTTTTTCTTGAAAATGCACGATAAAAATATTGGTGATCGCTTTATAGTTACCGGTTTTGTATTTATCTAAACCATCAATGGGGAACGGGGCAACACTTTTACGTTTATTTACTTCATTGTGGAACACAAACAGCATATGGATCATATCTTGCTTTGTTTGAATAGAATTGATATTAATCTTACTCAAATATTCGTGTGCGTGCTTAGAACATATCGGACAAGGTAAATTTGTGCAGATTGTAAAAATGATACGAAATAATTCTTGTCGCATTGCAGGAAAAAGAGCATCTTTAAACTGTTCGACTAATGTATGTAAGAATGTCCACGTTGGAGCCCCCCATTTCATCTTCGGTTTACTAGGTGCTTCTGGTTGAACAACTGCATTAATAGTTGTTGGTGCGGATGAAGGAGCCATACGATTGCGTAGAGGCATAAAATTATGTGGGCGTTGTTCATTTGGATTATTCATAGTTCTGCGTGAAGTCATTAAGAACATCTTAATTGTATATCGGTAATATACACTATATACATAATAATATGACGCCGCTAACCAAATAATAATGGTAAACGGTA